TTTTTTGTTACCTTGTAGGCCTTCAACAAGTGCTTGCTTAGTGTCCTGCCAGCGGCTTTCTAATAGTTCTGACATTTTGGTTTTCTCCTATATTTTATAAACCTGCTAATCGACGAAGCTCAACTACGTTTTCGTCTTTTGCGTTTTTTTCTGTGACACTTGCGTCACGATTGCCTGTTACTTCTTTTGCCTCTGATAGTATTGCCTTCTGCTTGGCTGGACCTTTACCGTCAATAACTGCCGGTAGATATTTGTCAAACGCAGATTGTAGTCTGCTTGTTTGTACTGATTCCAGTAAGTCTGTCATAATATCTTTTTGTTCCTTTGATAAAGGATCAATTAGACTATTAATTGTTTCTTTGCGCTCAACTGATTCAATCAACTTCTGCTTTTCAGCTTCTTTTGATTCTGCTATTTTCTTAGCTTTTTCAGCAAGTACTTTTGCTTCTGATAGTTGTTTTTCTTTAATGTCAACAACTTTCATTAGCTTCGCTACTTCTGATTTCTCATTTAAGTAGCTGTTTGCATATTCGTTGCTAAATGCTTCAAATAGTCTGCGACCAAAGTCGTTTTGACGAGCTGATTCGATATCTTCTTTCAGTGAGCTAATTTCTCTGTTAAGAGACTTGCTAACTGTTTCTGATACTGCTTCAGCACTGCGCTTAATGAAGTTCTTTTGAACTTCAGCAAATTTAGTTTTTGCTTCTCTGATAAGTCTAACTTTAGTTTCAGCTAAGTCTTTCTTATCTTCATAGAACTCTGCAATTTCTTTCGATAGTGCTTCTACAACAAATTCTTCAAGTTTAGCAAATTTATTTGCCATATCTTTCTGATCGTTGTGTAATTCTGAAACTTCTTCGCTTAATTGCTTAGTAACAAATTTCTGTAGTAACTTTGCATTTTCACGCATTGCTACTGCATATTTTGCTTTTGCTTCTGCAAGCTGTTTGCGATCATCTGCAAACTCAGCAATTTCTTCTGCAAGACGCTCGGAAAGCATAGTGTCAATTGCTTCAACCATAGTTTTTTTATCGTGCTCGTATTTTTGTGCAAATTCTTCACGAAGTTCAGCAGTTACCTGCTGTTTGTTTTCTTTGATTTTAGCATTCCAAGCTTCTTCAATTTCAGAACGCACTTCTTCGGAAACTACATCGTTTTCAAAAAGTGTTTTTAGTGCATCCAACATGTTTATCTCTCCTTTTATTGGAGTCTACTGATTATATTAATCAGCGATTCTTTTAAATATTTTTGTGCCTTTGCGTCTTCTTTAGTCGCCTGTGCTAATTCGTATGCCTTATACCCACCACGAGTATTCATTAGATGCTCGTAAATAGGCGTAGGATACGCCCCCGGAGCACTTGGTTGAGCAACGACATCAACGGTGATAATTTCAAAATCTGAAACTTCACCGCTGCCGTCCTCTTTAACATTACCGCTACCTCTTGAAGAGACGCCTAATTTAACACCACTTTGTATCATAGTGCTAACTAATTGCCCCATTGGGGTAGGTAAAATTTTTAACTTGCCGTAGCCGTTTGGGCCATCCATCCACATTTCTGTAATCATATGGCTTACACGATCTAAGTTAATGTTAAGTCCTTCTGGATGATCCACTTCGCCGAGAACACTATAACCTCCGCTTACTTGATCGTTGAGAGTTTTGACAGCCCTACCAATTTCATTTACAGGATATACACGTTGGTTTGCATTACGCACACCGCCTTGTATGCAAATACCTTTCATAAAAAGGTCTTTGCCACCTGTAGCATTATCGGTAGACTCTACGACCATTCCTGCTTGGTCAAATGTCAAATGCTCTCGTAAGAAATTATTCATCCTTTAGTCCTTACTTAGCGCGAGTGCTTACATTATTAAGTGTGCTACCTGCGCCTTTATCTGCAGATTCTGGCTTACCTTTTTTCTCAGCGCCATGTCCTGCTGGCTGGTTCTTCATCGACTTCGATGCTTTACCGCCTGGTACATTTACGTTACCAGCATTATCTTCTTTTGTTGAAGGTTGTGATAGTCCGCCTTGTGTACCGCCACTGCCTCCGTCTGCACCTTGTGCAATATTGGAAGCTGTACCGCCCATGTCGTTAGCGCCTGCTACTGCTGACTTTGTGCTTTTATCGCCATCGTCACCCATTGAAGCATTTACTTTTTCGACATATTCTCTCATTGTTTCGCTTACAGATTTTTCAGCTTTTTTATCTGTGCTTTTATCTGCTTTTGGATCTGCAACTTTCTTTTCGTCTTTCTTTTTAGGATCAACTTTTTCTTTTGCTTCAAACGCAAATGACTCATCTTCTGATTCTTCATCATCGCCTTCGTCATCCATGTCCATGTCCATGTC